CTGAGTTCGTATATTTCGAGCATCACTCTAAATTCAACATTTGATATCGTGGAAACAACTGCATTCGGAAACACAGCGAAGACACGTGTGGCCGGTCTTGCAGACAATTCTGTGACGTTCGAATTTCACCAGGACTACGCAACATCAGCAGTCGAGCAAACAATCTATCCGTTGCTCGGAACAGCAGTCTCAGTCGTTGCAAAGCCAGTAGCAGGAACAACAACTGCAGTAAATCCGCAGTATCAATTCTCAACGCTTGTCTCCGAATGGACTCCTCTAAATGGATCCGTCGGTGAATTAGCAACTGCATCTGTAACCTGGCCGATCTCCGGCGCAATTACAAAGACAACAACCTAAAGAAAGTAGGGGGAAAAGATGGATGGATTAAATATCAAAGTCAAGACGACTGATGGCGTGGAGAAATCGTTCTCATTACGACCACGCATCATCGTCGACTTCGAACAGAAGTATGGCAAAGGCCTAGCAAAACTTATCGGCGAAGAACAGAAGCTCGAACACATCTATTATCTCGGATGGCTTGCACTTAAATCCAACGGAGTCGTAGTGAAACCCTTCGGCCCGGAGTTCTTAGATACGCTCGAAGGAGTTCAACTAGACACAGACCCAAATTCAGAATCCACAGAGACAGCCTGACATATTCAATCGCAGCAGTTTCTGTGGAGACAGGAATAGATCCGATTTCATTAATGGATGCACCAGACGGCATCCTTGAAGCGATCGTGATCTATCTCAAGGAGAAGGCAAAGGCGGCAAACAAACATGGCCAATGAAGTCGTTGCAATTAGCGGCATCAAAGAAACCACTGCAGCCTTGAAGAAATTCGACAAAGACGCAGCTCGTCGGCTGAACAAAGTAATTAACGATGAGCTGCGTCGAGCCGAAGGCGATGCCAGAGATCAGATAGACAACAAGCCACCCATGAGTGGCTGGAGATCAACAGCAGCACAGAACCCACGCAAGGGCGTCAGAGGCGGCCAGGGCTGGCCGGCATGGGATCCGCAAGCAATCAGACAGGGCATCGTCAAAACTCGCTCAGAAGGCCGCGTAAGGGCCGATTATACGACCAGCGCAGGCGCTCTCTTTAATAAGACCGCCTCCGGCGTTATCTTCGAAGTAGCAGGACGCAGGACGCCAGGGCAGGGAACAGGCCGCCAGATGATCGGCGTATTGAACAACAAGATCAGGAAAGCATCACGCGGAATCTGGTTCGTGATCGATCGCGATCGCCCCCGGGTTTATGCCAATGTGAGATCCGCAATGGACGACGCCAAGAAGATTCTTCAAGCCAATCTAAATAAAGAGAAGGGATAACCGAGCATGGCCGTAGGCGCAGTAGTAGCCCGGATTATTACCCAATATTCAGACAAGGGCAGCAAGGCAGCATCTAGAGACATCAACAAACTCGGCAAATCTTTCGATAAATTTGCAGGCAAGGTAGCCAAATCCTTTGGGATTGCAGCTGCAGCCAGCGCAGCATTCGCAGTCAAGATCGGTGTCGATTCAGTAAAGGCTGCGATTGCAGATGAAAAATCTCAGGCGCTTCTAGCCAATTCACTCAGGAATACAACCGGCGCAACCGACGCCGCGATCGCAGCGACCGAATCTTATATTGACCAGACTCAGCGAGCATTCGGAATAGTCGATGACGATTTACGTCCGGCTTTATCAAAACTAGCCTCAGTAACCGGAAGCGTTACAGCAGCGCAACAACTTCTCGGCTTGGCGATGGATGTTTCAGCCGGTGGAAATGTAGATCTTGGTTCAGCGACAAACGCAGTCACAAAGGCCCTGCAAGGAAACTACAAAGCGCTGAAAAACCTCGGCGTTCCAATTACAGATGCAATGGTCAAATCTAAAGACTTGAACGCCATACTTCAACTAACTGCAAAGACATTCGGTGGAGCAGCAGCAACGAGAGCAAATACCTTTGAATTTAGAATGATTCGCCTCAAAATTGCATTGGGAGAAGCTGAGGAAACACTTGGCAAGGCACTTCTGCCAACAATTGAAGAGTTATTCAAAACACTCACCACGAAAGTCATTCCAGCAGTTCAAGAATGGCTCACAGAGAACGGCGATAAACTCGTCGCAGTTATGTCCAGCGCGATCAAGGCCGTCATCGGTTTTGCATTTGTAGTATTTAAGACATTCGCATTCGTAGCAAAGCATAAAGAAATCTTCATAACGCTTGGCGCGATATTTGCCGCAACATTTGTAGCAGGCAAGGTGATCGCATTCGTTACAGCGATACAAGGACTGGTCAAGGCTTATCAGGCAATTAGAGCTGCAGCGATCGGAGCAGCAGCAGCACAGGCGGCAGCCACAGGCGGAATTTCAGTAGCAGCAGCCGCCGCCGGCGTTGCCGCATTCGCAGCCACACTCGGCGGTCTTTACCTTGTCACTAAAAAAGCAAATGACGAGATGGGCAAGATGGAAGGAGCCGGCGAAGATTTAGAATTCTCCTTCGACGGATTAAACGGAACGACCGAAGACTATATAAAGAATCTCGGCGGCCTTAACATCGATCTCAAGAACGGCGTCAAGAATACAAAGAACCTGACAGCAGCAGACCTCAAGCAGATTGCAACAAAGAAGGCGCTCGCTGCTTTGGCAAAATTAGGAATTAAACCAACCACAGAGACGGATCCAATCCAACTCGAAGCGGCACGTTTGAATTTAATCAAACAAAATAACATCGCAGAAGCAAAGCGCGTCGAAGCAATTCTCGCTAACTTAGAAGCGCAACTCAAAGCCAATGAAGCAATCAAGCGATACACAGACCTTCTCGGAGTTGTTGCAGATTCAACAATCTCCAATGAAGAAGTTGTATTACTTGCAGCAAAATGGGGCATTAGCAAAGAAGCAGTTGTTGCATATACGACTGCCATCTTTGCAGTTAACGATGGCAAAATTTCAACGACAGAAGTCGATAATCTTGCAAAGCAATGGGGAATTACAAAGCAGCAGGCAGGCATTTATCTCGACTTCTTCCAAGCGCTGAATGACGGCAAACTTGATCAGACAGAGATAAACAATCTCATGATCAAGTGGGGCCTTACCACTCTGCAAGTAGAAAATTATGCAACGCTTATCGCAAAGGGAGTAACACCTTCTGACCTTAGGCCACAGCCAGGAAATGCAGCAAAGAAGTCATGGGAAGATGCGCTCAGAGCGCTCAACGATTACATTGCAAAATCCGGATCCACAATCACTGCTACGCCGCAAGCGCCTGCAGCTCCGGCATTTGAACCATTTATCGGGCCAAAAGGCGGAATCGGAACGACCACAATATCGCCCACAGTTTCGAGCAACGCAGCAGTCCAGGCAACATTCGAGAAGGTATTCACAGACATGTCTGCGATGGGAAATAACCAAACCCAATCAGCGATTCTGGCTTTATCTTCAGCTCGATACGAAGCCCTTGCAGCCTCATATGCCAATAGGCCAAAGCTCGCAGAAGGCGGCATCGTTACAAGTCCAACCACAGCTCTGATCGGCGAAGCCGGGCCAGAAGCCGTTATTCCACTCAACCGAATGGGATCAATGGGCGGATCCAACGTCAACATTGTCGTCAACGGCAGCGTGACAAGCGAAGGCGACCTCGTCAACGCGATCCGCAACGCGATCCTTCAGGGCCAAAATAACGGACAGGCGATTACAAAGACAGCGATCCAACTCTGATGGCAGGCATTCCACAGCTCGGAGCATCAATCGACTTCGTAAATGGGCCGGCCTTTATTTCGACCGCCTTCACATTGGACGACGCAATCAAGGGCAAACTAGGAACAGGCCAGCTCGCAGACGCAGACGACTCGGTCGACATTTCCAGCATCATCCTGCGATCATCGATCCGTAGAGGACGAAACCGCATCCTGAACAAGTTCGAAGCAGGAACGGCCGTTGTTGAGATCAAGGACGACAATGGCGACTGGAACCCGGCCAATACAGCAGGCCCCTACTACGGCAAGCTCGTACCGCTTCGAAAGATCCGAATCTGGGCAGATTATGACGGCGTCCGTTATTACCTTTTCTCCGGATTTATCACTAGCTACGATACGACATTTGCAATCGGAGCCAATGAAGTCTCCAGAGTGATCCTCAATTGCGTCGACGGCTTCCGCCTTCTCAATAACGCCGCGATCACTACAGTACCGGACACCGGAGCAGGGCAACTAAGTGGAACCCGAATCAACAAACTTCTCGACGTCGTCGACTGGCCTACATCACAAAGAGACATCAACGCCGGCGACAGTACGATGCAAGCCGATCCGGGAACAGCAGATAGAACGGTACTCGAAGCAATTCAAACAGTAGAAAATAGCGAATTCGGTGGCTTCTTCCTGGACGCAGAAGGAAACGCAACCTTCTACTCAAGAACCACAGTCAGCCAGTACGCAGACTCCACGCCTGTAGTTTTCAGCGACGACGGCACAGGAATCGGATACGCGCAGATCGATCTGGCCTTTGACGACACCTTGATCGTGAACGACGTATCGGTTCAAAGATTGAATGGAACAACACAGGAAGTATCAAGCCAAACATCGATTGATAACTACTTCATCCATTCAGGAGCAAGAACCGGCATCCTCGTACAGACAGATACCGAATCGCTCAACCAGGCAACGATGATC